AGGTTTGGGAGGCGCTTGCCTGATGGAGAAGAAGGGCTCGCTCACCCTGGACCTCTCCCGCTTTGTGGACAAAACCCTCGCAAGGCTGGACCGAGTCAAGCGAGCGGTGGCCCTTGAACTGTTTACGAGCATCGTCTATGACACACCAGTCGACACGGGACGGCTAAGGGGCAACTGGAGGATTTCGATCGGGAGCCCTTTGGTCGATACCATAGACAGGCTCGATCCAAATGGAGAGCAAGTTGCGCGAGAAATCGCTGCCATGGTGGGCGAGAGCAAGCTCGAGGACGTCTTGATTCTGCGTAACAATTTGCCTTACGCCCATAGAATCGAGTACGAAGGCTGGTCGCACACCAAGGCTCCGCATGGCATGATGCGCAAAAACTTTGTACGAATTCAACAGATTCTGAAGAAGGCGGTCCAGGAGGGCAGGCTATGAGTCTGGACCTCGTGCAGCGAGCGCTGATGGAAAAAATGACCACAGTGCTCGAAGGCGTCCCGACTGCCTTCGAGAATCAGCCCTTCGTCCCGCCGGAAGGAAAGCATTGGGCCCAGGTACATTTTGTACCGAATCTCCCCGTAATCGAGACACTCGGCGACCAAGGTCAGGACCTCGTCGATGGGTTCGTGCAGGTGGATCTGAATTATCCACCCGGGACGGGCAGCGCCCAGGCGCGCCAGGATTTCGAGAGAATTCGTGCCGCCTTGCCAGGCGGGAGCCGGCTCCGTTATGATGGCCAAGAGGTGGTTATTCGAAACGTCGGCAGGAGCCAAGGCCGAATCCTAAACAACTGGTATCGGGTATACGTTACCGTTTCCTGGTACGCATTGATCCCAAGGTAAAGGAGACCAGATATGGCCGATGGTAGCCGTCACAGCATGTACATGGTCGCGGAGACGACTTACGGGGTAATCCCGTCCAATCCCGCGTTCACCCCAATTCGACACACCGGTACCACCCTTGGGCTCACCAAGGATGAACTTCAGTCGGAGGAGATTCGTAACGACCGACAGATCATTGACTTCCGGCACGGAGCGCGCCAGGTGGGTGGAGACATCTCCATCAACCTGAGCTGCGAGTCCTACGACGAGATTCTCGAAGCACTGCTCGGAGGCACTTGGGCCCTCGACACTCCAGTTTCTGGCACCGACCAGCTGAAGGCCGGGACGATTCGTCGCTCCTTTACGATCGAGAGGCACTTCAGCGACATCCCTGCAAGCGGGAAGCCGTACCACCGCTTCACGGGCGTCGAGTTCAACAGCCTGCAGCTCCAGATCAATGCGAATGCGATGGTCACCGGTACCATCGGAGTCATCGGCGCCGATATGGTGATCGCGGAGTCGCCGATTTCGGGCGCCACCTACGACGAGCCGACGACCACCGCGATTCTCGACTCCTTCACCGGCACGCTGCAGGAGGGCGGTGCCACCATCGGTGTGGTGACCGAGATCCAGCTGAACATCGAAAACGGGCTGGAGCCGCGCTTTGTGGTCGGTTCAAAGACGACGTTGCGCCCCTCGATCGGCCGGTCGAATGTTACCGGGCAGGTCACGGCTTACTTCGAGGATAGCTCACTCCTCGATAAGTTCGTAAACGAAACCGAATCTTCGCTCCAGTTCGAGCTGGTCGATGGTCAGGGCAACCTCCTCCGTTTCATCCTGCCGCGGATCAAGTACAGCGGCGGCCAGCCGGACGTGCAGGGCGAAGGCCCGATCACCCTGGCGATGCCCTTCCAAGCTCTCATGGATCCTGCTACCGAGACCAACATCATCATTGAGAGGAAGCTTGTATGATCGGCATGGAAGCATTTTACACCCGGCAGAGGGCGAACGAAGGGATCAAACTCCCTTTGTATCTCCCTACCGGCGAGCCCACGGAGCACTGGATCCATATCCGCGGGATCGACTCGGATGAGTTTCGACTCGCCGAAGTCGAGAGTCGCCGCGACGCCCTCCGTGTGGCTAGCATCGAGGATCCCCGTGAAAGAGCCAAGGCACTCGAAGAGGCGAAGATCGATCTCCTGGCCCACTTGGTGATCGGGTGGTCGTTCGACAAGGAGTGTACCCACGAGGCCGTGAAGGAGTTCCTTCGCGAGGCCCCGCAGATTGCCGACGCCATTGACCGGGCAGCGAGTCAACGTGCCCTTTTTTTCGCCAAAGAATCGAGCAACTCGCAAAATTCGCCGAAGCCCAGTTCCGACTCGACCAACGACCAGAAGGGAGTAGACAAACCCTCCGAGAGCACCTAATGCAGGTCTGGAAGACGCTGGGGCGAAAGCCAAAGCAGTTGGCTGAAGCCCCAGAACTTCCAGAAGAGCTTAGTTATATCTGGGAATGGTACCTTGAGGTGCGTGGCCATGAGCCATTGACTTACACGGAGCTCCGTAATTGGTCCCTCCTGACGAAAAAGGTTCTCCTGGGTTGGGAGGCCGAATTGATCCGCTCGCTGGATCGTATATTCTGGAAGGTTCACTATGAACGAAGTAGCAGTTCTTGATATACGAGTTCAGACCAGCGAGGTTGCTAGGGCCACGGAAAATCTCGAGGACCTAAAGCGCAAGGGCGCCGAGGCCGAACGCGCGACCGACGCCCTGACCAAAAGCACCGAAAGGGCAAGCCGGGCAGCGAGTAGGGCGAGCGATTCCTTTCGCAAGACAACGGATGGTCTGACCAAAGCCGGTACGGCGGGACGGGGAGCTAGGGCGGCTTTGGTGGACCTAGCGGTCGCGACTACTGATGCAACTGAAGCCTCCGACAACCTAGGCAAGACGGCTCGAACCGCTTCTGATGGACTCGAAAAGCTGTCTGGCTCGGGTGGGCAGGCGACGCGAGTCAGCGGCGACCTTACCAGCTCCGCAGACCAGGTTGGTAAGGCTATCAGCGACTTCGGTTTGGAAGTCGATAGAACGGCAGGCAAGCTTTGGGAGTATTCCCAAACGGCGGAGACTGCCGAGCTGTCCACGTTCGTCCTAACCGAAAGCGCCGGGAAGGCGGACCAGGCAGCGAGTAAGGCAAGCGATTCGTTTCGTAAGGCTACGGACGGATTGACCAACGCCAGCGCTGCGGGGCAGGACGCTGGTGTGGCTTTGAATGACCTAGCGACCACCGCCACCGAGACTGCTGGAGCCTTTGATAACCTGAGCAAGGAAACTCAAACCGCTTCAGACGAGCTTGGAAAGCTGTCTGGATCGAGCCAACAGGCGGCTCGTGCCAGCGACAGTTTCACCGACTCCGCAAACCGAGCTGGCAAGGCTACCGACGGCCTCGGCAAGGAAGTCAATAAAACGTCGAATGGGCTTCGACAGTATTCCCTGACGTCGAAGGCGGCCGGGGTGGCCACAGACGCTTTGATCGGAGCGTTCAAACGGTTCGCCGTCCAGGTCGCGGCTGCATATGGGGTCATGGCGTCGTTCAGAGCCATGATCAGAGTCCAGCGAGAATTTGATGCGCTCGAAGCGGCGCTCACAACTGTTACGGGATCGGTCGAAAAGGCAGCCGAGGCGTACCAGGCAATCTCCGACTTCGCCCTCGTCACTCCGTATGACATCAATCAGGTCGTCGAGGCGTTTATTAAGCTGACCAACTATGGCCTTGAGCCGTCGGAGAGGGCGCTGCGTTCTTACGGTAACACCGCCACCTCGATGGGTAAGACCCTTGAGGAAATGGTGAATGCGGTCGCATCGGCCACGACCGGGAACTTCCAGGCGCTCAAGTCGTTCGGCATCCTGGCTCGGCACGAAGGAGACCAGATTGTTTTCACTTTTCAGGGAGTCGAGACGAGTGTCAAGAATTCGGCCCGTGCGATCGAAGAATATCTGATGTCCATCGGCGAAACCCAGTTCGCCGGTGCGATGGAGGCGCGGCTCGGGAAGCTCGACGACACCATTCTGTATCTCGAGGAGGCCTATAATAACCTGTTGCTCTCGATCTCCCGGGCTGGCGTTGGCGATTTCATTTCCCGCCAGCTGCAGATCGTCATCGACGGGATTCTCGAACTCGAGAGATCCGTTGCATCCGGGCAGTTGCCGGGATACCTGAAGGCATGGGCGAATCTTTGGTCGGGCTGGGCCGACGACGTTCGGTTCACCGTTGGCAAACTAACTGAGTGGTTCGGAGGCATCTGGTCTGAGTGGAAAGAGTCCGCGTCCAGTACCGTCAACTTCATCATCAACGCCTTCAAAGAGTTTCCGATCAATGTCCGTGCCCTCCTCGGAATTGTCACCGTTGAGCTCACGGCTTGGGTGGATCGAGTTATCGCTCGAGTCACCCTGATGAAAGATCGGGTGAAGGCGGTGTTTACCGACCTTACCCAAGAGGAGGTTACCGAGCGGTTTGAGCGTCGAATGGAAGTCATTAATCGGGCTCGCGAGGAATCGATCGACGCCATTTACAGAGAGCACGCGGCGGCCCGCCAGAACTTCCAAGATCAAATTGCTGCGGCGGGTCGGCTACGCGAGGAGTATGATGCGCTCGCCGAGGCCCGAGCCAAGAGCCAGGAAGACCGACTGATTCAGTACAGGCGGTCAGGCTCGGGTGACAGCATGTCGAGAG